ATCTATAGATAGCGGGAGCCTCCTAGGTTAGTGAGACAGGTCGTTACATCGCATTTGATACACGCAATATTAGGTATTGTTATACGCTGTGTCATACGCTATCGCTTAGTGTTCTTGCGTTGCTTTGTTAGTGTCGTATGTTTCTCCACTGTGGATTTCTTTGGCAGATCAATAGGCTTAACACCTATCTCATCAAGCTTGCGTTGCACCGCTATTTCTTCGCCCCGTCTTAGTATGTCAGTAACCCTACCAATACCCACACACAACAGCTTACCGATCTCACGGTAAGTCATCCCCTTCTGTCTTAGGTTGTACGCCTTTTCGCAGTCGTACTTCTTCAGCCACTCGGTCAGGTCTTGTTCTTCAGGATCAACGTAGGCGTTAGCAGGATACGAGATCCAGCCAGCTTTGATCGCATTGGTTACGATGGAAGGAGCAAGATTGAGAAGAGTGATGCGAGCTTGTATGTCTAACGTGTCCTCCTTCTTGATACCATCAACATCCATCTTCTTATGGAGATAGCGCTTGTGATGCATATTACTCTAGAGTCAAACGCTCTAACTCTTCTTCTAGATCATAGATGCGTCGTCGTTGTTCGTTAATCTCACGCTCTAAGCGTCGAGCGAATGACATTGCGAGTGTTGTTAGATGAGGCGGGAACTGTCCTTCAATACGCTTCTGTTCTAAGTCACAACGTGGAGTGTCTGTATCTGGATCTTCCCAGAAGCTTTCTGTGTTAGTCATGGGTGTTAATGGTATCAAAAGGGAATGTCATCTTCAGGTCCAAGCGGATCGTTAGCGGTTACCTTCTTAACTGGTGCAGCCTCACGCTTATCTAAGTCAGCATAGTTACCCAAGATCGGACCCTTCTTACCTTCTTGTCGTGCGGCTTTGCTAATAGATTGCACAATCATTCCATCGTTACCGTATTGATCTCGGCCAGACTTGTTTGGGATGAGTGCAATATCCAAATATGTTCCAGCTTTGCCTTTGAATAGGACTGCTGTGTCGATCTTTGTAACGTCAATCTTGCCGGTTTGCATGGTGTTTGTGGGTGTTTCTTGCTGTCGATGGTGAGTTTACAGGAATAGTTTATGGCAGTCAACCTATCGTTGGGATTAAGTATCTACACCGGAGTCTGAGAAGCGGCAGAACTGTCCGTCATACCAGAGTTTGACCACTCCACATTCACCGTCGCGTTGTTTGGCGATGATGATTGAAGATTGGCCTTTGGCTTCTCTCCGGTCTCGGTCTAAGAGCATTACGCAGTCAGCATCACGCTCTAGCTGTCCGCTGTCCGCTAGGTCACTCAAGCGCGGTGGACGACCCTTCTCCTTTTCATTCTCACGGTTCAATTGAGCCAGACAGAGCATTGCCACTCCGGTTTGGACCGCAATGTCTTTGAGCTTACCGCTGACCTCCGCTACCTCATAGGTGCGCTTTTCTGCTTTGTCTGCTGCTTTGACCTTCTGGATGTAATCGACAATCACCAGACGAACACCGTGCTTTCTGACCGCTCGACGGACGTTTGCGGTGATTGATGCAACGCTTTGAGAACTTGAGCCATCCAAGAACCAGAGCGGACTAGAGGCAATCTTACCAGCAGCCAGACTCATTGAGCGCATATCCCCTTCGCTTAGATTGCCGCTCTTTAGCGATTGCATTGGTACACTTCCAATGGATGCAACCGAGCGTCTGAAGATTGCTTCCTTAGACATCTCTAGAGAGATGAAAAGCGTTGGGATTTTAGCTCTCACCGCTGCGGCTTCAGCAATGGAGATCGCAATGTCGGTTTTGCCTATAGATGGACGAGCCGCAATTAGAGCCATCTCGCGGTGCTGCAAACCATCGGTCATTTGATCCAACCAATGGAAGCCGGTCGTGACCCCGCTCAATGTACCTTTGCGAAAGAAACGTTCCTGCATCTGGTCAATAAACGATCCTGCAACCTGCTTTGAGGTTGAGAGTGTCTCTCTGGATACCTCAATGCTGAGTCCAGACTCGGCATTAGAGACGATTTGATCTGGCTGGAGGGTCAGGACAGCGGACTCGCGTATCAAGCGGTCTCCTGCGGCTCTCAGTTGTCTCCGGTGAGCGGCTTCAATTATGCCTTTGGTGTAGTACGGCAGATTGGCTGGTGATGGGCAAATCTCCATCGCTTTATTCCAGTCCTCAAATGGAATGGGTTGGCTACCGTGGATCTTTCGCCATTCCTTCCCGAGTTCTTGGAGCGTTGGAGTCCGGTTGGCTTGAACCAGAGATTTGATCGTCTCGTAGGTATCGCGGAGTGAATCGGTTTCGATCCACTCGCTTTTGACCTCAGCGAACGCATCGGAACAAGTGTCGATTGATCCCGTGAGACAAGCTCCGATCAGACCAAACTCATCGTCTTGAGCAAAGTACGGGTCATTCATATCGAATCCCTCCAATCAACGTCTTTCTTTTGAGCGGGTTGGATCGGAAGTGATTGCTGCTGGTTGTTCTTGGGGAATATCCCTTTCCAACCGGAAGCGATTGAGTTCTCAACAGCAGATGGGAACTCAGCAGGAGAAAACTCGTTGGACCATTTGGTGAGTGATGCTGTGAGTCCGGTCTTCTTGTATCCCTCTTTACGCTCGGATTTGTACTGAAGCCAGAGCTTGACGGCTTGAAGACAGTTCTCTGTCTGAAAGCTGTTTGGTAACTCAACCCCAAAGCCAACATCCCACGGCGACTTTGGAGCCTTCGTCTTCTCTGTCTTTTCTATCTTATCTATCTTCTCTTCTCTATCGGTTACCCCGTGGGTTACCTGCGGGATAACCGGATTTGAGTCTGGGTTAACCCGTGGGTTATCTCTGGGTTTCTTTGGCCTTCCTCCTTTTCCACCATTTGACCATGAGGCAATCAGACTGGAGTTAACCTCATCCCATTGATGGGCAACAAAACATCCGTCTTCTACCCGTCCAAATGTCTGGAGGATTGCAGACCAAAACACGTTTGCATCTCCTCCCCACTTGCATACAGCGGATAGGATTTCTGGATTCCATTCAGGGAATCGGTTGGTCTTTCTGGTCTGACAGTGAGACCAGAGTCTAATGATATGGAGCGGTGCGCTTTCGGTTCCCAATAATCGGACGATCAATCTGGTTTTCCAGTGATCCAAGAAGTCAGTTTCTATAATCATGCTACAAACAAAAACCCCACTCAGTCCGTGGTGAGAACTCCCGCTGAAGCGACGGGACGTACACGGAAAGAGTGGGGAAAAGTTGGTTGAACATGGCTTCAGGTAGAGTTATCAACGCTTGCTTCTCACGGCTTGCGCTGACTCCTTACTCCTAACTCGGCTTTGGACCTTCGTCCAGAGCAAACTTATCGTAGAACTCGGCTTTCGGTCGAACGTAAAAGTAACCTTCCCGCTCGTACACGACACACAACCGCTTGGTCTCCCCGATGCGAAGTTGCGCTTCGGAGATGTACTCAACGGTGAGATTCTGATTGGTCTTGGATCTGTATTTCATTGTTTTAGACGGTAATGCACGACGGGATAAACACCGCGAGATCCAGACATTACGCGAAACTTTTTGGACTCTATCAATCCGTTTTTGACTGATTTGCAGAGTACGATTCCCGCAGCGTTATTGGTAATCTTCCACTCATCAGCCCACTGTGCGGAGGTCTTAAACCCTTCTGGCACTGGTTCTGGTTGATTGGCTATGGCAAGCCGAAGCTGTCTTAAAAGCTCGGCAGAGTCCATTTCTGTTCGTTTTGAGGCCATTGGTGAAGGTAGAGTTGCGATGAGTTATCTGTGTATTCCCCAAAAACAATCCCGTGGGACCATGCTAGGGTTGATCGTCGTTTGCTCGCGTAATCCATCGCTGGAATGTCTGCAAGCGTTCCAACACAAAAGCCAATCGGATTTGATTGAGTGCGACCAGTCGCTTGACCTGCTCTGTGAGCATGAGCCACAACGCAGTTACCGAATGTCTCGGCTGAATCACGAATGAAGTTTTCACCAAACAAAACACCGTGTCCCCACTTAAATCCGCCCAACCGATAGAACGACCTATCAAGACAATCGTTGTATTTGATAAACGTATGACAGTGTTTCTCAATTGGTTTTAGCATTCGTTCCCATACAGCTTCAGCAAATCCACGGACAACAGCGTTGTGATGATGCAAATACTTCTTAGCTCGTTCGTCATGGTTGCCCATTGTGAAGACTGTTGGTCTCAATTCATCCAAGAACTTTGCCCCCTCTTCAATGTCGTCGAGATAGTCATCGGCTTGATCCGAGTCTTGAGGGTCTCGGAGTGAACCAGACCGCAATGATGCAAGATCGTACGCGTCTCCAAGATGAATCACTTCGTCTGGCTTGAATCTCTCGCGAAACAAAAGCACCGCAGCGAGTGCATCTTGATTGGCTCTGTTTCCATGACTGCAACCAATCGCCATAACTCGGCGTTGGTGCTGTGTAATGTTCACAATGATGAAGAATCATAGAATTAGAGCTTAATCAAGACACACTCGCGTTGATTATCGTTAGATTTGGTTACTTTCTGAACTTGTTGTTGCGTATAGCCCAGACCCAATAGTCAGAAACGCCGTA